TCTGTGCTATAATGATTTCCTAGAGTAAAGTCTACTGCGTTTCTTGCTTCAGCGTCCCATTGTTCTCTTGCGTCTCTCCAACGCCTAAACAATTCTTTGGTAATCTGAGTCTTTGATTTGTTTTCGTCGTAATTAGCCATAAACTCCCATTTTACTTTTTAGTCTAAAAATAAACATTTTTATTTACCTTTGTCAAGTAAAAAATTAGATTTTTTGACCAGTAACCCAGTTTATGACTCTTTTTGCCTTACTTTCTTCTATTTTAGTTATTCTGTCTTCTAGTTTATCTGCGTCGATTGCAGAACTTTTAGGAGGCTTTGCCGTCGTAACAGCATACCAAAGTCCATCAAGAAGGTCGTCGTTTCTACCTTTTGGAAATTCAAACATCTCATCTACTAAAGGAGAGTGTTCTTTCTTGATAAACATTTTTCTTCGATTGACAATAGGACAAAGCAGTGCTTCTAACCTGTCTTCTTTTTTGATACCATGAGGAGGTCTTACTCCCTGTGATAAACCAGGAGCTAGTTTTCTATCTTTACCTGCCAACTGATTTACATAATCTTTTACCAATCCTTGAGCACCAACCTTTTCAACATTAACTCTTCTAACAGGGTGATACTTCTTTGCATATTCAACAATTGTTTTAGGCATATCATATAAAGCAGAATGTTCTCTGTAAAAATCAACAACATATACATTTCTATCTTTATCTATTGCAATAACCACAATTACTTGATAATCACTTCTCGCATTTGCTTCATAAGCTAAGTCAACACCTATATATACATTTACTGGAATAGCAGATTCATCTATTATCATATAGTTAAATCCATTTCTTTCAACAAGATTTCCTTGGTAATAGTTCAATCTATCGATATGGAACTTAGCACTTTCTAAGTCTCTAGCTTCGTTTTGATATTCTTGTGCAAACTTATGTACTAGTCCCATCTCAGTAAACCTTTGTTTTATGTCCATCAACTTTTCTTTTGTAAAGTAACTAGACCACAAAGGTATATCATCTACTATAGCTTTTTTATAAAGCACGTTCCAGGCTGATTTCCTGTTCTCTTTCTCTGCCTGCATATATCCATCGTACACTCCCTGTAGGAATGAATCGTAATGGACTATCGTACCAATAAGCCATATTGACCCTTCGTTTTCTTTGGAGTTTTCCAAAGCGGGTTCTACCGTTGACATTACCCATTCTTTAATCTCTCTTCTTCTTTCTGGTGTTTTCGTATTTAACTCTGACTCAAAGTCGTCAAGTATGATATTAGTATATCTCAATCCTAGTTGTGACCTACCTCTTAATCTCTGAGATGTACCTTTTGCAATAATTCTATCTCCTCTAGCAGTAGTAAATTCTTTTTCTGTCCACTTACTACCTTTTAAATCTCCAAAGTAGTATTGTAATGCTGGATTTAAATCAATATGATTTTGAATATATTTGATATGGTCAATAGCCTGAGATTGTTCTTCAGAAACCCAAGCTATAAATTGTTTTTTTTCTGGAGGTGCAAAATATAATTGATACAACAAAGCTGTCTTAGCAAGTGTTGATTTTGCATGACCTCTAGGTAATATAATACAAACTCTTTTATCATCTCCTAATAATATGTCACTTAGCTCATACTGATAAGGGGCTGGAGTTGACTTCATAAAGTCTTCTGGTAAAAACATTTGACCAAAAGTAACAATATCCTTTCTTGCCAACTCTAACGCTTGTTCTTTCTGAGAAAGGTCAGGTGGTATGATATTAAAATTATCTGGTTTCTTGGTATTCTTTTTCATATACTCTATCCATCATTACCAATGTTTTAGGTGAAAGCCAATCGCCATCAGGAATTTCTGTAAACATACTTGAGTTTTGCCATAACAAAGGACCAGCAACGTATACCCAACATTTTTCTTTTTTTCCAGTATCGTCAAGTATTACATTTACAGTAGTTCTAATATATAATCCATCTTTGGTAGACTCATACATATCATACATATTTAGCTCTTCTTTAGTTACCTTTATTACCTCAACTACCGCACCTTTTCCTTTTTCATTTTTAATTAAGGCTGGAAAATGTTTGTGTCCAGGAAATACTAAGCTAAATCCTTCGACTTTGCCAGTATCTTCAAATCCTCTTCTTAATGTACCATAAACTGCTAGTCTCATGAATGACCTACCTCTCTAGGTATACCTACATCTGTAATACCAAAAGATGTATTATATACTGTTAAACAGTTAAAGCATTTTATATGTGTAGTATCTTTTTTTTCTTTACTCCACAAAAACACTCCTGTTTTCTTTAATCTATAATGACAGATAAGACAACGTTTATTTTTGGTTATCTCTTTTAACTTCCGCCAGTTTCGTGTGTTTGGATTCTTGAATTGCATTTAATTGCTCCTGTGAAAAACCTTGGAATAATGTTAAAGTCTCTGTAGTCTTTTCTGTATCCATCATTCCAGATATTTTCATTAATGTTGTTATTGCTGTTATTTTATCTCTATCAGATGAGCCACCTTTATCTATAATGTTTCTCATTTCCTCTAATAGGTAGTTAGGAGTAATATCAGCTTCACTCAAGTATTTATCTATTTCTTCTCTAATCAATTTTTTTACCCTATCAGTTTTTAATAATAATTTTGCTTGTGATTTTGCATAGTTTTTATTTTTACTAGGAAATGCTTTCATATAAGCTTCGACCACATCATCTCCTTTGGCAACGTATTTACCGAACAAAAATTCTTTATCTGTTGGGTTTTTTCTGTTTTTCTTTCTAACAGAAGGAGATTCTCCAGCAGTTGAAAATGTATGCATATTTGTTTTCATATCACCTTCAATAACTACTTTAGGACTACAAACATAAGAACCCATTATTGTTCTTATAAAGCTAGTTCCATTCTTTCTGTCACTTTTTTTCAAAACGCCTAGGTGTAACACTTCACATACTTGACCATCATCGGTCAATATCCATTCACCTTTGTTTGAGTGTCTCCAATCTGTTACCAATGGTAATGTTGGGTATTTATCTCTAAATTCATCAACACTCTCAAAAAGATAGTGTGTTACACCTTTTACAACACGTTGCTTCATAATTTAACTATTTTTCTTCTTTTTTGTCAAGTTCGTCTATAACAAATCGAATATAGTTATTAGCAAGGAACCTAATCTCATTAGACTGTTGGTCTAGTCTCATAAGTTGACCAGCAAGCTCATTTGCTCTATTGTACTGAGCCTTAGCTTCTTCTGATAGTTCTGAGTATAAAAACTCAATTTCCTTACCATCGTTCATTATTTTCAACTTTTCTTCTTTTTTAGCCATCTTATCTCCTTATAAAGGTCTCACCATAGGTGGTGCGTGTTCTTCTAACTTTCTATGTAACAACTCTAATATTTCTACATCTGCAACATTATGGTCGTATACATACTTTAAGGACTTCTTATCGCCCCATCTTGCCTTTTGCCAGTATTCTGGTTTAATTCTAGTTTTACCATCAATACCAAAAAACTCAGTAGCTGCTTGTAATGATGAGCGATGTAACTTTAATTTAGACCTTACCACATAATATAAGTCTTTGTGTGACTTTTTCCTATATGGAGGAAAATATGTTCCATGATACAAAGCTCTTGTTCTAATAAAAGGAATATCAAATCTAGTACCATAATATGTAAATATTACGTCATATTTGTTCATTTCTTCTACTAAAAGCTCTACTATTCTAGCATCGGACTTTTCGGACATTAACTCTTCTCTAGTAATACAAGCACCAGCAACTTTCTTTTCTCCTCTTCCTTTAATACACCAAGAAAGCATTACATCGATATTTGCACTAAAACCAGTAGATTCTATGTCTAGATAGCCTATAGTTAGCTCATGTCCAGTTTTATACCTTTTAGGCTTTCTAAATCCTAAAGATTCTATTTTTCTAGTAACTGATTTATATGTTCTGTTATATCCAGCTATTCGTATTTCTTGATATAGTTCGAAGGCAGATTTATTTGTTTTTTCATACTGATGTAAAATTACTATTTCTTCATCTGTCCACAATTTAGCTTTCGCCATTATTTGCCCCATTTGTTTTGTTTGACTATCATTGCCATTACCGCATAAACTGCAATATCCATAAAAGCATCATCTATTGGTTCATTCTTTGCTTTCATATCGTGATTAGTTGACAAGTTGATTAGTCTGTTTATCTTATCATTAAGCCTTACAATAATACCAAATAAGGCTGTATTGACTTCTTTTTCGTTTTTTAAACTGGTACCCATAGCAATATTGCCAGGACCATAATCAAACTGTTTTTTACAAAATGTTAGGTACATTTCATTTAAAAGAGCTTGAAATTCTTTTTCTGTAGAAGGGTAGTTATCTTTTATATATGATACTACGTCTTCTGCTGTGCTAGTTTTTTGGTTCATCTGGAAAATCCTCCGCATCTTTTACATTTTCTAATTCACGTATTAACTTGCCCCAGGCGATATTTTGCAATCTATCCATTTCTTGTTGCAATTTTTGTACTAATTCGTAATCACCTTGTTTTTTTGCTTCAATTATTTTTTTAGTGATTTTTTCCACAAATAATCTCCTACACCTAATTGAAATAATCCATTACTAATAGCTTCGATAGTTCTTTCATCGTGTTCTAAGCCAGTATTATAATGAATAGCATGCAATACTTCATGAACCAATGTTTCAAGTTTTCTTGATTCTTCAATATTTGCATTTATTAGTATAATATTATCTTTTACAAGATGTCTACCATACAATTCTTTATCATTATCTTCATGTTCTAGTGGTAATTCTACTATCTTATAATCATGACCACCAATATTTAATCTCATTTGTTTTTCTTTAACCATTTTACTCCCTACAATTTGTTTGTGTATGCAACTTAGGTATAAAATGCTACACAAGTCAAGTAAAAAAGATAAAAATCGTAAAAAAATCGCACGACGTCCCAATGTTCTAGATTCTAATGCTCTTGAAATCGCTACAAATCAAAAAAAGTAAACAAAATAAAAAAAGACCTTGACCCAAACAAAGGAAATCCAGTAACTTTAACAGTCCGAAGGACGAAAAAAAACACTAATGCTCGTTGCTCTGATGATATAAAGAGTATTCAATCTATTTCCTACATAATGCTCGGTGTTCTAGAGAGGGTCCTTACGCAAAATTTTTTCTCAAAATTTTTCTAGTCGTCGTTTTTTGCATTCTTAGGGATTCTACGCCCAAAATTACAAAACCGTTGAGTTTTCCACAATATTTTCCACATATCCACATACCAGTATCAAAAAATTGCCCTAGTTTGTGTGTTTCTTTTTTTCGCGATGGGGTGTCGGGTCTTTTTCCTATTGAAAATTGGGTTTTTTGGTTGAATTTTTGGATTTTGGAACTAATGTTAATTTTGCTTAAAAATTATAAAGTTTTGACCAAATACAAGAAAAAATAAATTTTTTTTTGCTTGTTTTGTCGTCGAGAAACTAATTTTTTTTCATATTTTTAAAAAAAAAGTTTGCAAGTCTCGATTATTTACCATAATCTTAGGGGTATTATTATTTGACAATTTGGAACTATCGGACACACGCGGTGAGAGTCTCGTCTTGCATAACGCGTAATATGGTGCCGAGTTCAAGGCTTACAATCTTTTTCTATATGTTGCAAAGATTTGGCGGTTATCTCAGGAGAGATATTTAATTTATAACGCCAATGTATAGTAAAGGAGAATACTAAAATGAGTAAATCAGTTAGTAATTCAGAAGTAGTAAAAAGAGAGAAAAAGCAAGGTGTTGTAACTCGAGAAGTTTATGATAGAGCGATGAGTTCTTATCAAAACTTGGCGAAGCAAGGAATCATAACAAGAGACCAAGCGCAACAACTTATTGACGCGTATGCCTCAGACCATAGGGTCAAAGGTACACGAGGAGAAAGTAATCTTGCAATTCTCTTAGAAATGCCTTCGGTTGCTTCAATGATGCAACAGGCAACCGCACTTCTTGTTAAGGTCAATGCACAACTTGCAAAAGACAAGACGAGAATGCAAAAGGTAACCAAAGCAAATCAACCAAAAATGGTTGGGTTGCCACAGGTTGGCTTAAAGGTCGAAATTACCAATGCAATAGAGGTAACAGACAAGGCATAGTTACTACTTACTATGCATAATCGAGCGGGGCGGTAGCAATACCGCCTCCTCGGAAGGGAGTATATCAATGAAATATACTGACATCTTAAAAAGAAAAGTGAGAGCAAAGAAGCGTGAGATTAAAAATTACGCTCCTCCAACCTCAGAAAGTGTCAAACCTGAGCCTTCGGTTAGGCTTACAAAGAAATGGCGAGATGAAGCACGCCAAGAATTCTTTGATAAGTATGGCAATTGGATTGACTAAACGAGTAGATGGCGCCCTATTATACCTCGGGGCGCCTTACTCTTAACAAAAAAAGGAGATGAATATGTTATATTCACCTAATAAACACTCAATTAGGGCGGAGTGGAAAGACATCGGAGTCCTAACACTAACAGATATCATAGCAAAAGAATATGGAACTCAACGAGTTGAATATATCTTAGGCTTAGATATCAGAACTAACGAAGGAATGGATGCATTGATGGTAGTGTATAATGCACTGAAAAAAATGAATCATCCTTCAGTATCTTAACAATAACCAGGGGCGGCGTAACAACCGCCCCACAACCAGGAGATAATATGTACAAATACAAAAACATAAACTATGTAAAAATGATAACAAGAAAAAACTTTAATTGGGATAAAAAAATATCAGAATTAGAAAAGGAAAAAAATAAACTATCAAATAAACTAATCGGTTTAAAAAGTAATGGTAAAAACACCCTAGGTCAATTCGAAGTTGTTTCAATGCACTTAAGAACATTTAGTGAACTTAGGAAATTTTTTGATAATACTATATAAACTAAAGAAAGGAGGAAAAATGACAGAAGCACTTGTGTTATGTGTTATCACATTGGTAGTTGTATTCTTTTATGCAGTCGGTATAACCATCGAGTTTCATAAAATCAGGTCATACTATCTGGGTAAAAAAGACGGATGCAAACAACGTGACTGTTGTAAATAAGAGCCAGGGTCCCTTCGGGGGCCCAGCTTTTTTTTGTGCCCAAATTTTTCCAGGCGACGAAGCTCGACATAGGTCAGTAATTTCCACCCGACGCAGCTAGATAGTCCCAATGTTTCCAGGCGACGGCGCTAGATAGCAGCAATAGTTCCGCCCGACGGAGCTCGATTACGACTGAGTTCCCTCCGACGCAAGCTAGATTACGACTGTTTTTAATCTTAAATAACAGGATAGCGCCCTCCGACGCAGTTCCCTTCCGACAAACTTTGTACCCTATCGACGAACTGAGTTCTTGCTTTTTCAGCGTCGTATAGCTAAATTCCCTTATACGCGGAGCGTCTAGCCCGACTGGGATTCGCTTCCGACGAAAACTTAACTACTGTCAGAAAGGAGATATTATGACTACAATGATACAAAGACGTAACTGTACTTGCGACTGTGGACACACCCACGTCGTAGAAGAACGCGTCGAGATGAAAGAACTGCCGATTGGCATAGAATCGACGATTGTCCCTAATAGCCAAGATGGTGCCTGGACGGTTTATATCACCGACCATATTAATGGTAACGACTTTGAGCTACCTGCCGACGATATGAAAGGTTGTCTGTGGATTGTAAACAACGTCGCTCGTAAGCTTATGCGTATGGGCTACCGATTCGTCGTAAACTATAAACATAGCCGATTTGAAACACACAGTCGTATAGCCGCTATTTCAGTCAATGATTTTACTGAGTCTAGCCCTGAGCTATCCAGACGAGACATAGTTTCATTTGAAGAACTATCCAGACGCGCGGGTCGTCAGTCGGTTATGGGTGCGAACAGAACATACAGAAACGGCTACGAAAAATAAATGGTCGCGACGATTTATAGACTATACTCTTGCACTAGTCGAATGCAATTGGATTGGTTTCCTTTCCCAGTCGTCTATGAGTCGTCGCAAAGATTTGGTAGAAATACCAAGAATGCAGAACAGACGCTAGAATTCGGTCTGTTATATAACAACTCTAATATAAGGAGATAAGACTATGTGTGGAATATATGGCATAGCAAAGTCGCCGACGCCTTACACCAATCAGCAGTTAAAAACTGCTAAGAAAGTGTTAAGAGAAATGGCAATAGATAGCGAGAGTCGTGGTGCTCATTCGTCTGGTATTGCAAAAGTCGGTGCTAACACTAGAATATATAAATCCCTATTGCCGTCGAGCAAATTTGTGGATTCAAGTAACTATCATGAGGCAGTAAAAAGCCTAGCGACTGATAGTTATATACTACTTGGACATACACGATTTGCGACCGAAGGCGCAATAGTCAAAGCAAACGCACACCCATTTAGAGTCGGCGATGTCGTCGGAGCTCATAATGGTTGCGTTTATAATATATCAGAAATGCAATCAAAACTAGACAAACAATGTCCAGTCGATAGTCAACTGATATTTAAATCAATAAACGACAATGATAATATAGAAGACGCAGTCAAGAATTTTGACGCCGATTTCGCTTTATCTTTCGTAAAGAAAAACCCGATGAAGTTATATCTTTGTCGCGAGAATAATCGACCATTGTATGTTGCTTATGTACCTGCAATGAAGACTCTATTCTATGCGTCGGAAGATAGTTTCATTGAAGACGCTATGGTCAAAGCAGGTATTACAGATGTTGATGTTTATAGTCTGAACAAAAATACATTGTATGCCTTTGATACGACTATGTTTGATGATATCAAAACTAATGTAGTTAAGACGTCATTCAAGTATGATAGTCGTGTATATCATTACAATATGAACAACTATGCGTCGAGATATAGTTTAGCCGATGATGGAGAGTGGGAGCCTATTATACCTCAGTCTTACATTGACGACGAAAAACTATCACTATCGCAGATGTATGGTGGCGAGCCTGATGAGTGGTTTTACGACGATGTTCAAGATGAGTGGTGTTATGCAGATAGCGAGTCTGGTCAAATAATGACCGAAGAACAAGTCGCAGAACTATGGTATAAAGAAGAGTTTGCATACGACGACGAAATGGAGGCAGTTCTATGAGCGACGAACACGATATAATAATGGAATGTTGCGACGATTGTAGTCGTGAGTTTGAAGAGGGTACTATGGAGTACACCAACGCAAACGACCAATATGTTTGCGACAATTGTGCAGACGAGTATGTAACTTGTTACGACTGCGGTTGTAGAGTTCACGAAAATGACTCTTATTATCCCGAGTCTGCTACCGACTACTATTGTCAAGACTGCTATTATAATAACTTCGTATCTTGTCACGACTGCGGTTATGATATGTACGTCGACGACGCAATATATCACGAAGGACGCGATGAAAACTATTGTGAAAGTTGTGTTCCGCCTGAGGATGAAGTAGACTGGAATGTATACTCTAATAATTATGTTCAGGAGAACGACGATTTTGTTAATCCGTCCTCTGATAATTATTTGGAAAATACTTTCAATGATATTAAGTCAAAGAGATATGTCGGTATTGAAATTGAGACTAATTACGAGTCAGAGATTTCAAACGACGATGTAACTCATTATATCAAAAACAAAGTCAGACGCACTCGTATGGATAGCGACGTAATAATACCTATAAGAGATAATGCAGTTCACGACGGAAGTGTAACTAGCGAAGAACATCGTTTTGGTAATGAAATAGTTATGGCACCAAGACGAGGCGACAGAATATTTATTGATGTCGAAACGATATGTGGGTCGCTTAGACAACTAGACGCATATCCTTCTGTCAAGTGTGGATTACATCTACATGTCGATACAAGAGATTACGACTGGTATCATTTCTCAGTCTTGACTCTTATGACTAAATTGATAGAGCCTCATGTCTATACTTGGGTGCCTCCGTCGAGGTTGTCAGGACAATGGTCTAGGCCAGTCAGTCAACCAGTTTCCGACTTTAGATATATTTCCGACAGAGAATCTTTCATAGACTTCTTTTACGACAATGGAGGATTTACTGACGAGAAATATAACGACAAAAGATATCATGGACTTAACTTGCACTGCCATTTTCAAGCAAACCAAGGGACTGAAATACGATATCATGGCGGAACTCTTAATCCAGACAAGATTAAGCATTGGACTATATTTTGGACTAATGTTATTGATACTTGCTACGACATAGCAGAAGAGTTGCGACACAAAGGTCATCTTATTAATTATAATTCCTTTGGCGACACTGAAATGTATAAGTCGTTAGTCAATACTAAGAGAGGTAAGGTTTATAAGACTTTACACTCTAAGTATGGTAAGTATAGTATAGACTATGGAGAGAGTACCGACATAAAACAATACAAGAAAGATAGTGAATTGTTGCGACGATATCTAAGGTTGCCTAAAAAAGATAAACCTTATCTTGTACAACCAATGTTAGAGTTTGTCAGAAGACGACAAGAGCATAGCTTTATGTCGATTCAAAGTATATTTGATTTATTCGATATACCGACTGAAACGCAGAAGTTCTTTCAAAATAGAACAGAGGAAATACTAGGTC